GTCCTGGCTGGAGGCCCTGAGGGGGTCCCTCCCCAGGGGTACGGTCACCCTGAGTGACGACCGTGCCATCCGCCTGGCTGGTTGACTGCGGTCTCGCCGTCGTGGCATGGCTTGCACAGCCCTCGCCCATGCTTGGGGTCGTCGCTGTCCATGCCGCGCTCGATGAGCTCACGCTTGGACAGGGGCCAGTGGTCTGCCACTGTGCTGGCGCGGTAGCACTTGGCCCCGTGCCCGTGCGTGTTGGTCGCATCGCACACGCACACCGGGTCACGCAGTAGTACCGCAGGCCGGAAGCTTCGGGTGTGTGCGGTGCGGTAGCCGCGCTGCCATGCTGTGCCGCGTTCGCGGTCGCCCTGCTTGTCGTGCTTGGTGCAGCGTCCGCGTTCTACGAGTTCTGGGCAGCCTGGGGTCGCGCAGGTCTTGAGCGCTCGGGGCATGTGAGACCTCACCGCCTGCCCAGGATTCGAACCTGGAAGTGCTCCCGCTGCGTACGGGGAGCGCCCACGTTTACGGCTCATCGCGTGTACGCCGCTTGGAGCCAGTGCGCCCGTATGCCTTTTCCGGCAGACCAGGCGATGAGGTCTAGCTGAGGGTAATGCAGAAGCCCCGCTCGACCGGTGGTCTCCGGGAGCGGGGCTTCGGGCATAGTTCGCCTGTTGGCATCGAGTGTAGACAAAGATCGACGCAGCTTTCAACTCAACATGATGTCGGCTTTCCAGAAGTGCATTCCGCCCCATGGGCCGATGTCGGGGTGGAGGTGTCCGCGGCGTACGCGCTTGTAGATGGCGTCGCGGGTTGCGCCGAGGATGGTGGCGACTTGGGCGGCGGTGTAGAGGCGGTTGTTGGGGATGGTGTCGCGGACGAGTTCGGCGTAGTCGTCTTCGCCCCAGAGGCGTCCACAGTCGCCGCATTCGATCCACTGTGCCCCGAGGGTGCGCCGGAGGGTTTTCGTGCCGCAGCGTGGACATGAGGCCCCGTAGCGGACGGTCTGGGGTCGTTCGAGGTTGAGGACGCGGCGGATGGTGGCGAGGAGGGTGCGGATGTCGTGGGCGAAGTCTGCGATGGCTGGGTGGGTGTCGCAGGCGTCGCTGGTGCGGACGATGAGCCACGAGCAGAGGATGGCTGCGGTGGGTGCGGGGAGGTGTTCGCCTTTGGCTCGGTGTTCGATCCAGCCTTTGACCCAGCTGTCGAGGATGGCGATGACGGGGAGGTTGCCGATCTGGTCGTGGTGTGGGTCGTGGATGGGCTGGCCTTCGCAGAGGTTGAGGGTGAGGTCGATGACGTCGACTCGGATGGGGAGTCCGCCTTCGGTGCCGTTGGCTGGTGCGACTGCTGCGGGGAGGAGGCGGGTGAGGCCGGCGAGTTGGCCGAGGTCTGCGGTGAGCCATGTGCGGCAGGGGTTGCACACCTGGGCGCGCTCGTACGGCCTGCGCTTGCAGACGGCGCAGGCGTGCTCGGTGGGCGGGTTGGTCACAGGAAGCCTCCGATGGTGATGAGGATGGCGAGTGCGGTTACTGCGATGCGTGCGCCGAGTTCGGCCCGGCGGCGAAGTGCTACGTGCCAGGGGAGGCGTGGCGGGTGGCCGATGCGGATAACGGTCACGGCTGGTCCTTCCGCTTCTGGCGCTTCTCGGTGCGCCACTGCCGGATGAGGTTGGTGTAGGCGATGGCGAGTGCGAGGGCTGGCCCGCCGATGACGGCGATGTGGGTGCAGGGCAGCCATGGGCTCGGGTATTGCTGGCCGGGCATAACGGACTCGGCGCCGGACCAGTAGGCGAGCGCGCAGAGGTAGACCGCGCTGGCGCAGGCAAGGTGCAGGCGTAGGGTCCGCTTCACTTGCTCACCCTCTCCAGGCACGCCGCATGGCATAGCCCCATCCACTGCCCGCGTCCTCGTGCGGTCTCATCGCCGGTGAAGATCCCGGCGCGACAGACCACGCACACGCCGAGGTGCTGCCGTGTGGTGAATGCGCTCTTGGGCTTGCGCCGTCCGCTGTGTCCGCCCTGCAGTTCGCTCATGCCCGTCCTCCGCTGTCGCCGCGCGCAATGTCTGCCGTGGGCGGGTCGGGTACCTCGTCCCAGCGCCCCGACCACATGGCGTCTTCGTGCTGGTCGGTCCACGAGCCCCAGCGCTCGCGCCAGTTGGGGGCTCCGTAGCAGCCGAGGTACCAGCAGGCGGTGAGGATCTCGGCGCGAGTCAGGTAGGGCCAGGGGATCTGGACGGAGTCGACGCCGTCGGCCCAGACGTGGCGGGCGATGGTGACGACGTCGAGGCGGTGTCCGCCGATGCAGGGTTTGCCGCCGAGGCGTCCGGGTGCTGCCCACACGTAGGCCCCAAGCTCTTCCGCGATCTTGCGCCGGACGTCGGCCTCGATCACCTCGGCGGCTGCGGTGACCCCGACCTGGACGTGGGCTCGGTAGTTCTCGGCGTGTGGGTGGTCGCCGTACATCACGTGCAGTGCGGCTTCGATGGCCGCGCTGTGGTCGTTGCTCATGTCGGTCACTCCTGTCCGCTGGCCGGGTCGGTGCTCGCGCGGACGGCGTTCGCGAAGTCGGACAGCGACACCGAGTGGGGCAGCAGTCCGGGGCAGACGGACTTGACGCCGTCGGGTGTGTGCACGTGGGCCAGGTGGGCGATGTCGTTGGCGACGTCGGTGCAGGGCCAGGTCGGGAGTGCGAAGTAGCGGAGGCTGCTGCTCATCGGGGCGTCTCCTCGGGGGTCGGATCGGTGCTCTTGTCGCGCCTGCCGGTCGGCTCGGACGCGAGCCAGAAGCTGAGTGTGGTCCAGGTCGGCAGGAAGATCGCGAGGTAGATGAGCATCTGTCGGGTGCCAGTGGTTGGTTCGATGTGCTGGGCGAGTTGGTAGGCGGGCCATCCGAGGCCCAGTCCGGTGAGGGCGTTGCGGACGATGCGGCGGGCGTTCATCGGGTCGCCTCCTTGCTGGCCGGGTCGGTGCTCTTGTGGTTCTGCTCCCACGCCCAGCACTCGGCCGGGTTGACGCCATTGGTGCGCAGGTGCGGAGCGGCCTTCTTGGCGAGCTTCAACGCGGTTTCGAGGTCGTGGCGGTAGGCGTTCTTCCACCGGTCGGTGCGTGACGACGGCGTGGGCTCGTATGACCACTGGCCGCGCTTGCCGAGGCAGCGTCCGTGCCAGCAGACGGCCCACCGGTCGTTGCCCCGGTTCTCGACGGTGATCGTGAACATGGATGCGTTGATGGACTCAAGGTCGGGGTAGGCGTTGACCTCGTAGCGGGTGACGCGGACGGTGGGCTCGGTGCTCATGTCGGGTCGTCTCCTTGCGTGTGGGGGCGCGGCTCGTGTGTGCCGCGCCCGTGGACGGTCAGCGCTCGTCGACGTCCGCGCCCTCGGCTTTCGGATCGGTCGGTACTGGGGGCTCGCACAGTCCGGCGTGCATCGGGCCGAGGATGCAGGCCGTTTCGTTGGCGATGCCCATCGGCGGGGTGCAGAGGCGCTGGTCGTGTGCGGGGTCGGCGAGGTCTGCGTCGGTGTACGCGGGCGCGGGCTCCAGTTCGGTCAGTTCGACTGCGTCGCCGAGCAGCTGCTCGTACGAGTCCCACGTGTCGATGAGGCGTCGGTAGGAGTCGGGGTCGTCTTCCATGACCCAGCAGCCGGAGGGGTGCTCGGTGAAGACGACTCCGTCGGTGTCCTGGACTCGGCGGCGGGTGGTGGTGGTGGTCATGTCGGTCTCCGGTCGTGGTCGGCGGTGGCGGGTGGGGCGGGGTCAGCCGTGTGCGGCAGTGGAGATGTCGCCACCGCTGGTGAGCCGCGAGGTGGTGTCACCGCGACGGATGCACGCGGCGGTGTCCTCGCAGCCCTCGCAGATCTCGTCGTCGTTGTCGAACGTGTGGGCGCACTCGTCCTCGACCCAGATGGCGATGCGTTCCCGCTCGCGCGCCATGCCGAAGCGGTATGCGTGCTCGGCGAGCCAGGCGTAGCCCTCGATGCGGTGGTGGCCGTCGCGGATCTCGTCGTCGGTGATGTCGAGGCAGTCCATGTCGCGGATGGTCTTGAGCAGGCTGAAGATCTCGGCTTCGGCCTGGTCGTCGAGTTCTGGCGTGGTCGTCATCGGGTCGCCTCGCGGTCAGTGGCGGCGGCCAGGACAGCGCATCCGGCATCGGTGATGGCAACGGTCTGCCGGTTGCCACTGTTGGCGATGTCGCGCAGGAGTGCGATGCGGGTGGGGGTCGGGTGCAGGGCGGTCATTTCGGTCGCTCCTCGGTCTTGATCGGCGGGCATCGGTCGGCGGGATGGTGGCAGGCGGGTTCGGCTGGCGGGTGGCCTCGGGTGTGGAGCCAGGTGCGCCGAAGCCACACCGCGCCGTTACTCGCCCTCGACGTCCTCGGTGCTGCTGTTGGCCAGCAGTTCGGCCATGACCAGGTCGGGGTCTTGGCCGTCACTGGCGCGGCGTAGTGCGGCGAGAAGTTCGTCTTCGGCGATGACCCAGTAGTTGCTCATTCGGTGTCCGCTTCGGGCTCGACGTGCTCGGTGATGTCGGTCCAGGTGCCGTCGAGGTTGACCTCGTAGGTGTGCGGCTCGTCGTGGTCGGCGGTGGTCATCTGGGTTCTCCTCGATCTCGTGGGTCTTGGTTGTGGCTTTGGTGCGGGTGAGTGCTCCTGCTCCTGTGGTGCTCCTGGCCCGCTCCTGAGGAGCAACCCGAAGGTGCTCCGCTCCTCTCCCCTCCCCTTTAGGGGAGGAGCAGGAGCATCGGGCGCTCCCGGACGACTAGTCCTCCTCTTCCTCGGAGGAACGTTGCAGGTCACGCCACCTCTTGAGTGCGTTCATGGCACGGTCGGAGCCCCACTTCAGGCGCTCCTGGACATCGCGCTGGGAGCGGGGCGGAGGAGCAAGCGCATCGAGCTCCGCGACGTCGCGGTCAGGAGCACCCGAAGCGCTCTCGACCTTCGGCTTGGTGACCTTCCACGACATGGTTCCGTCGGGATGGGCGACCATCACGAACCGTCCGGCGGGCTGCTTCTTCGCAGCGGCGGGGCAGTGGGCACGGACACCACCGGGCCGGTCCTTCTCGACGACCATGTTGGCCGCGCCGCCCCTGCCCGGCGCGAACTGCTCGGCGACCGTCACGCGCAAGCTGACGCCGTTGATGGCCCGCTTCTTGGCCATCGTGCCGGTCTGCCCGCGCTCCCTGGACTCCTCACCCTTGGGCAGGTGGTCGATGGCGATGACGACCGCGCCGGAGTTCGCGAGCGGCGTCAGGGTGCGGCGGTGGGCGCTGGTGTAGTCGTCGGGGTTGCTGCTGTTGAGTCCGAGCATCGGCACCAGCTCACCGAGGGAGTCCACGACGACGACGGCAGGCTTCCACGGCCGGAGCGCATGAACCACCTGGATCAGGTCGTCGCCGCTCTCCGGCTCGGCCAGCCGGAACAGGTTCGGGTCGGCCAGCAGCTTCGGGGAAGCACCCAGGGCCATGAGGCGGGTCAGGATCTCGCCCGCCCCGTTGTGGTCCAGGTCGAGCATCACGGCCCGCCGACCGGCGCGCAGGGCTTCGACGACCGCCGCGAGGGCGATCCACGTCTTGCCGCACTCGGGGTCGCCGAACAGCACGTTGACCTTGGCCGCGTAGAACAAGGCGTGACCGTCCTCCCGGGTCAGGAGCACCGGCTTGGGTGGCGGCGGGATGCCCTTGGCGAGGATCGACGCGACGTCCACGAACAGCGGTTCATCTGGCGGCAGGTCCGGGGCGCTACCGAACTGCGCCCACAGCCCTACCGGTTCGTCCAGCGGCGGCTCACCGGGCAGCCACGGCACGTCGTCCAGCGACGGGCATTTGCACGACAGCCGCTGGCAGCGCGGGCAGACGTCGTGCTCGACGGGAATGACGGTGCCCCAGTCGATCCCGGTCACTGGCCGACCACCCGCAGATGGCGCTGACGGCGTCCGGCGATTCGTGCCCGTGCCTGTACAGCGGCGGCCTTGACCTCGCGGACCTCGCCACTGCTCCATGCCGAGTCGACGGCGACGAGCAGCTGCCACATCTCGCGGAACTCGGTCATGGCCTGCCGGTAGCCGTCATCGCGTCCGGCCGCGTACAGGGTCTCGCGGTCGCAGGTCGACAGGTCGATCTGGTTGCGCCAGTCGTCGTTGCGGTCGTGCCATTCGCCCGAGGCGTACACCTGATCATTCATGGGCATGTCCGTCTATGTATTTGCGCTGGAAGGAGTGCGGGGTAACGCGCTTACTGGACACACAGATCATACCGCACTGGATATCCAGTCGCCACGCGAGATCATTCATCGACAGCGATGGCCGGATATCCACATGGATATCCACAAGTTGTCCCCCTGTGTATCCACAGGTACGCTTGCGACCGTGGCAGCCGAGCCGGAGACCTACACCAAGCACCGCCCCATTCGCGTACCTTCGAGCAGGTGGGACGCATTCGGCGCGCTTGTCGGGGCACGCGCTCGGGCGAAGGTCATCAATGAGTTCATCGCCTGGTACGTCGGAGAGCCCGGGGCGAAGCTGCCCAAGCGGCCGAAGCCTGCCGACTCCTGACATCTCCCGCTCCTCTCCCACGGCCCCGGCCACACGACCGGGGCCAACTCACGCATGCGGGTCAGTCGTGCTCGTAGGTCTCGACCTGGATGCCGTCACGGCGGACCGTGACCCGCGCGTGGTCGCCGAACGCACCGAGGAGCACGTCGAGGAACTCCCCGCTGTCGACTGCCTCGCTCAGCGCGCGGAGGCGGTCGTAGCGGGCCTCGTCCGGGCCGACGTACTTGCCGAACACCCGCGTACGGTTCGGCCACTCGCCGACCCACTCGTAGTCGCGCTCGCCGATGCGGTCCTTGCTGCCGTAGTCGATGTCGAGGTCCTCGTACTCGTCGTCCTCGGCAGGGCTGTCGGTGTCGAGGCGCACCCACGCGCCGAAGGCCCGGAAGGTGCACGGCTCGCCGTCGTTGAAGTACGGCGTGTACTGCCGCCACCCGAACTCGACCACGGTCGGGTCGTCGAGGACGGCCTGGACGATGGGCGCGAACTCCTCCATGGGTCGCTGCGCCTTGCGCTTGTCGCCTTCGTTGATGTCGCCGTGGACCTCGATGCCGAGGAAGGTGCGGCGGGTGGTGTCGGTGGTCATTTCTGCTCTCCCAAGATCGTGGACAGAGGGACGGTCTTGCGCTGGCTGCCCGACATCCACGCGTGGATCGGCATGCCGTTGAGGTAGTCCGCGGGCGACGGCAGCCAGCCGAGGTCTTCGAGGATGTGGCGTTCGGCGATGAGCCGGACCGGGACCTGGACGCGGCCGACGGTCAGGGTCTTGCCGAAGATCCGTTCGGCGAGGAACACGCCGAGGGTGTGGTGGTAGAGAGCGCGGTGGCGGACGTCGCCGATGACCTGCTTGGACGAGTCGATGAACTCCTCGATCGGCAGGTAGTCCTCGGGTGTGCCGCCCCACTTCTTCGCGGCGGACTGCGCGTGATACCAGGAGTTCACGGTGTCTCCCTTGCTGGTTGGGGCGGGCGGGTCAAGCGGAGGTGCGGGTGCGCCCGCGATGGGGCTGGTCGATCGGCTCCCGGTAGCGCATGCGGCCGCGCAGCGACTGAAGGTTGAGGCAGGGCTTCCCCGCCTCAGCGCCGCACTGGTCGCAGCGGCCGTAGTTGCGCCAGGGGCCACGGATAGGCCGGATCACCGGGTGTCTCCTGTCGTGGCGGCGATGACTGCGGCGGCGATCTCCTCGGCCGTGTCCCAGTACGCGCCCGGAGGCGTCAGCTGGTACCCGTCCGGCTCAATGTGCGCGGACTGCTCCCGGTCGTCGGGCCAGTCCATGACGCGCAGGACGGCCTCGATGGCGGCTGTGGGTGTCGGCTTGGGCTCGGTCACCGCGACACCTCGGTCATCACGTGAGCCATCAACTGCTCGCCCACGTACTGCCCGTACGCCGGCGGGACCGCCTCGCGGATGCCGTCGCGGTTCATCCACGGCACACCCCAGTCGTCGCGCACGATCCCGACGCCGGAGAAGTTCCCGACCGCGTGGATCATGTCGCCGGGCCGGGGAGGGCGGCCCATCTTCCGCAGCGGCGCCGTGTGCTCCGGGTGCTCCGGGACGGTCAGCGTGAAGCCGCCGCCAGCCTCGAACAGCCGGTGCCGGTACGTGCGCAGCCCGAACATCGCCCCGCACAGGGTTACCGGGTTGCGCAGTTCCGGCCGCGCCTCCTCCACGTTCTCGATCACGTACGGCAGGCCGGTCTGCTCGAACAGGTCGCGGGTCGCGGCGATCAGGTCGGGGTGGTCGTTGCCCTGGATGCGCTGGGTGAGGCTGTACCGCTGGCACGGCGGCCCGCCCGCGACGGCCTGGAACGTGTCGCGGACCCAGCCGAGGTTGGTCCGCAGGAAGGCGACGGCGTCGCCTTGGGTGAAGACGTCGCCGATGTAGCGGGGCTGGGGATGCAGGTCGATGCCGGTGACGTGCCAGCCTGCGCGGATGGCGCCGGCGGTGAATCCGCCCTGACCGCAGTAGACCTCAAGCAGCCGCGGCTTCATCGGGCACCGTCCCGTGTCGTGTCCGCGCCGCCGCCCGCCACGACGGTGGCCTGCGACGGGCACTCCGGTGCGTGGCTCACGACGCCGAAGAAGTCGCGGTGCGGTCCGCAGGTGCAGGTCTCCATCGCGATGCAGTCGGGGCAGAGGTCCTGACCGCCAGGCAGGCCAACCTTCCAGCCGTACCGCTTGGCGATCCGACGAACCTCGGCTCCCGTGGCGACGTCGAGGCCGGAGTCGGTCCACTTGCCGCACTTGTCGCAGTGGACGGTGCGGATGACGGTGATGCTCATGCCTTGCTCCCGTCGGCCTTGTCGGCGGCGGGCGGGACGGCAGCGGCTGTGCCCAGCTTGAGCAGGGCGTACCGGCGCCCAGAGTGGAACATCCCTGGTGCGATGCCGTAGCCGAAGCACCGCTCGCCCTTCCCCGCCAAGCAGTGCGGACACGGAACGCTGCTGGGCTCGGGGTCCTGCTGGCCGGTGCCCGCCACGGCGTCCGGTGCGGCGTACCTCGGCGCGATCATGTATTCGGTCCCGTCGCGGTCCCGCCACGGGACGTAAGGCATGAAGGGAGTCGGGTACGCCCTGTCCGCGTCCAGCCGGGACACGGACAGCGAGGGCTCGTCGGGCTGCGGCGCGGCGGTGGGGGTGGCGTCGGCCGCCTCCAGCGTGCGTAGCGTCCGGCACGGCCACGACACGTCGCTGTCGGCCAGGACGGAGCAGTGCACGCAGATGCCGTGCTGCACTCGGGAGTGCAGGGCGCGGGCAGCGTCGATGAGCGAGCGCAGCTTGTCGGCGTCAGCGCGGGCCGCAGCCAGCTGCCGTGCCACGTCGCCGCCGTACACCCGGGCCGTCTCCAGCGCAGACTTGGCCCTGACCAGCTCCTCGCGCAGGCGGTCGGTGTTAGCGCAGGCCGCATCACGCTGGGCACGCGCGTGGGCGATGTTCGCGGCGTTATCCGCGTGCGGGAACGCCCGGATGGTCAGGGTCAACTTCTCGCTCAGCCGGTCCGCCTCATCGCGTTCGGCGGTGACCTTCTCCAGCTCGGCGCGCAGCTGGTCCAGCTCGGTCAGCAGCGCGGGCACGTCACGGCTCGACGCGTACAGGCGCTTCAGGTACTCGTTCGTGTTCTCGCACTGCACGCCGGTCAGCTCGAACCGGGCACGGATCGCGTCCGTGTCGGCGGGTGGCGGGGTGATGGGGGTAGTCATGATCAAATCTCCTTGTAAGTCGGAACGGGAATCAGCCGCACATCCACCGACATGCCGAACCCCGAACAGCGGCGCATGCCCCGGTAATGGCGGCCCACCGTCCTCGTCGAACGCCGCATCAGCACGGCCTTGCCACAGATCGGACACACGCACCGGTCCGCCGCCGTTGCCTCACACAGCACCCGCCTGCGGTACGCCTGGAGTTCCGGCGTATCCGGGCGACGCGACCCCGCGAACGCCTCGGCGTCGAGAGCGGCCAGCAGCTCGGCACGGTCGCTGTTCACAGCTCGTCCGTGTCTTCCAGGTCGAGCACCGTCGGCTGGTACCGCGCAGCCCGAGACTCCCCAGACCGCACCGGCACATCAGCCCGCACATCGCCATGCCGATAGCGCCGCTCCCGATGCGCCGAACACCACCGCGACCGGTTCGCCGTCCGCGGCCGGCCACAGCCGGGCACCGCGCACACCTCGGCCACCACCCGCGGCACCGACAGCACCTGCCCGTGCACCGGCCGGTCAGCCTGCGGGTCGCCGTGGCGCCGGACCCGGCTCGTGTGCGCCTCGCACAGGTGGTAGCGGGCAACCCGCGTGCAGCCGTCAACGGAGCAGGTCTTCATGACGCACCGACGATCGCCAGGCGGCAGCCCAACGCCGCGACCACCGCGTGCAGCCGCACCGGATCCGGATAGCGGCGGCCGTGCTCGTACGCCGACAGGTTCGTTTCCAAGATCCCCGTTGCGGCGGTCAGGTCGGACAGCGTCAGGCCCGCCTCCAGCCGCAGCCTGCGCAGCGTCGGCCCCAGCTCGGCCGCGGTGTCGATCAGCAGCCACTGGTCCGGAGCGATCGTGAGCGTCAACCCGAACAGACCGGCCAGGTTGTCGAGCGTGTCGGCGAGCGGCGACTTGAGCAGCCGCTCGATCTCCGACAGGTAGCCGACGTACAGGCCTGCGCTGGCCGACGTGGTTTCCTGGGTCCAGCCCTTGGCCATCCGCAGCGCGGTGATCTGCGTGATGATCTGGCGCACGGCGGGCGTCACGACGCCACCTCGTCCAGCGCGAACGGCGCCACCGGCTGCGCACCGATACGGGCATGCGGCACCTTCGGACCCAGCAACCGCGTGTACGCCACCGCCTGACCACGCGGGCCCTTCTCCGCCCACAGCGCGACAGCACCCGGGATCCACGACGCAACCTCGACCAGCCGGTTCCACTCCTCCGCGGGCAGCGTCTTACCGGTGCGCTTGCACTGCACCAGCAGCAACTGACCCGGCTTGAACCCGAGCAGGTCCGCTTTCGTGCCACCCTTGCTGCCTGCTGCGCGGACGACCGCGTAACCGTTCGTCTCCAGGTCGTCGCGGACCTTGTGCTCGAAGCGGGTGCCCTTGGCGTAGCCGCTCACCGCGCTGCCCTCCGCACTGGCGGCAGCGCCACCCGCACACCGGCATGCGCCAGACGTGCCGACATGTGCACCACCGCGTCATGCCGCAGCAGGTCCTCAATCGGCAGCGGGCGGGGCGTCCACGACTCGTCGGGGACAGCGCAAGGCTCCTTGGCGATCACGGCTCGACCTCGCCGGTCAACGTGGCCTCGAAGTTGGCGAGCAGCCCCTCCGCGTGCAGCCGGGCAACAGCCTTCGCATCCGCGCTCGGCCGAATCGACAGCGACTGCGGCAGCCCGCCGCGTCGGACGCCGTAGCCCGGCACAACCTCGCCCGTCGTCTTATCCACCACGACGTCGCCGGAGATGGCGAGCCGCCGCTCAAGGTCCCGCTGATACTGCGGGTTGATGCACCGCACCAGGTCGATCGCCGTGACCGGCTCCCGCGCGGCCACCCAGTCCATGAGCGCATTGCCGTCGGCGATGTAGACGGACTCCTGCGACAGCGGCAGGGTGATCGTGCCGACGTCGGCCAGGCGCCACGTCGGGGCCATGCCCTGCGTCGCCAACTCGTCCTTCGCCTGCCGGTCCAACTCGGCCCGCGCAACCGCGGCCTTCTCCCTCGCGGCGGCGGCCAGCTGCTCGTACAGCAGCACCGTCTTCGTCAGATCAGCACGGTTCACGACTGCTCCTTCGCGGCCTGCTCAGCCGCACGAGCGGCACGGCCCTTCGCGGCGATCAGCTCGCCGAGGGTGTTGGGGTTACCGGTGTCGTCGGTGATCGCCGCACCCAGACGGCCGAGCTGGTCGGCTTCGGCGTGCAGCTTGCGCAGGTCCTCGTAGCTGGCGGCCGGGTCCACGGCCCGCTCCAGCAGCTCGGCCACGGTCGGACCGTCGGCTTCGCCGGAGTTCAGCCACTCGCGCAGGGTCGTGCCGAACTCGATGCCGGGCTTGTTCACGACCGCACCGGACAGGGCGGGGCAGCGGGACTTCGTGACGATCAGGTTGTTCTCGTGGTCGAGCTGGCCGACGAGGGTGAACTCGTACTCCAGGCCCTCGCGCTGCTCAGCCTTCAGCCCGATCTTGCGCGGGACCTTCTTGCCGCGGTCGTTCTCCTCGATGACCCACTCGGTCTTCGTCCGCAGCGTGGCGATGAGGTGGCCGGGGAACGCCAGCATCGCGTCGATCATCTTGCGCTCGTGCGGCCGCATCTCCTTCCAGCCCGCGAAGCTATTGCCGCCACCGGACCGCTTGGCGGCGCGGTCGACCTGCTCCAACATGCCGTCGGTGCCCATCCACCAGTGCGACAGGCTGTCGACGACGACCACGTCATGCCCGGACGCGGCGGCCAGAGCCTCGATGAGGACGTCGGGGCCGTACTTGTCGACGCCGAGCCAGTCGAAGTCGAACAGGTCGGCGTACAGCAGCGACGACTTGTGCTCGGTGTCGATGACGGCGATGCGCTTGCCGAGGGCGTGGGCGATGGACAGGGCGCTGTAGGTCTTGCCGCCACCGGCCACACCCTCCAGGGCGATGCGGGCTTTGAGCTGCCGCTTGACAGCGGGGACGAAGGTGAGGGCCATCAGGACTCCAGATAGTCGTCGTAGTGCTTGGTGCCGCCGATCTCGTCGGCGCTCTCGTCGTATCGGGTGGGCTGGCCAGGGAAGCGGCACATGCCGACCGCGCTGCCCCGCACCCACTCCGGCGCCGGCGCCTCATGCACGCCCTGCGGCGGGCACGTCGGCTCGGTCCGGTCGATGACCGGGTACACGGGGCTGGGCCGGTCGATCGGCTCCGGGTCGGGCAGGCGCACAGCGGTGGCGTAGGTGTCGCGGCGCCACCAGTCGAGCGGGGTCATCGCTTCACCACCAGCCAGGCGCCGACGATGCAGCACACGTCGATGACCAGGCAGAGGGCGAGGATGACCAGCAGCGGCTTGTTGAGGCGGTTCACGCGGCCACCTCGCCGTCGCGCTGCGCCGGGACGATCGGGAACTGGCCCGTGTGCTGGGTGTCGTGCGCCCAGTGACGGCCGAGGTAGCGGACCTTCCGCTTCCGGTCCTCGGCCGCGACGATCTCGGCGACCTCGATCTCGAACGCCTCCGCGTCCGACTCGCCGTGACTTTCGACCAGGCGGCGAACCTCGGCCTCCTCGATCGGGCCCATCCGGTGCGGCGACTCCTCGGTCAGCGGCGTCTCCTCGCCGTCCAGGCGGTCCTTGGCCGCACGCCGGTCCTGCCACGCCCGCCACAGCAGCCGCAGCCATTCGAGCGGCGTCTCCTCGCGGACGTACTCGGCCAGACCCCACACCAGCGCGGCTGCGACCCGCCACCAGCCGGTGTGGTCGTCGTCCTCGGCGGGCGCCTGCTCGTCTTCGTGGGACTCGGCGGACAGGACGGGCAGCTCGGCGCTGGACAGGGCGGCGTGCTGCTGCTGCGGCTGGGCCGCGAATGCGAAGAAGTGCTCCCGCGACTCGGTCACCGCCAGCCACGTCTTCGCAGCCTCGGTCCGGTTCTCGGCGGCCTCGGCGAAGTCGGCAGCCTTCTGCCGCTTCCAGATCTCCACCGCGGCCAGCGAGATCGTGCCGACGATGCACGCGGTGGAGACGTTGGACAGGATGAACAGGATCGTCGTATCGGTGGACATGGTCAGTCCTCCTCGTCGGACCGGTTGGTGCGGGCAGGAATCAGGCAGCAGACGGCGACGAAGCCGCCGACGACGATCACGGCGATGCAGCAGGCCAGCCGGAACGTGTTCATCCGGCCACCGCCGTCGCAGACTGGCGCTCCTCGCGGCGACGCTCGGTCAACTTCCGGTGCTGCTCCCGCGCACAAGCCCGACAGCGCCGCTCGCCACGCGACCCGAACAAGGTGTTGTCGTCGTCGTACGGGTGGCCCTGCGGGCACTCGGCCTTGAACGAGTTGTGGCTGCGGAACGTCTTCGACGTCGCGATCAGCTCGGCACGCTCGGCCTCCGTCGTCCCACCCCACACCCCGGCCGTGCCGGGTTCGGCGAGAGCGGCACGCAGGCAGTCGGCGGCGACGGGACACAGGCGGCACACAGCTTTCGCATCGGCGGCCTGCGCCACGGCGGGGGCACCGATGCCGATGGGGAAGAACAGCTCGGGGTCTTCGTTGCGGCAGCGGGACCGGTCGCGCCAGTCGTCGGCGCGGTCGGAGCCGATGCCCCACGCGGTCATCTCACGGGCGGTCATGTCACTCACCGGCCTTCGGCCCGTGCTCGGGGCACGGCTCCGACTCGACCGGGATGCGGCACACGGCACACACGAACCCGCCGGGCGGGACGCTGTCGTCCCACACCTCACCGGTCGGCCGCGCGGTGACCTCGGACAGCGGGCGGCCCCGGTGAGCGATCGGCCGCAACTCGCCAGCACTGGAGTGCGGCTCCGTAAACACGCACTGCACACCCACGCCGACGCCACACTTCGGGCACGCGCCGAACGCGGACCACTGCGCGCGCTTCGGCACCTCGCGCGGCTCCGGCTCGGCGAACGCCTTCTTCGGCGCGGCCAGGTCCTCGGCCAGCATCTCGTCGACGATCCGCTTGGAGTCGGCCTGGATGTCGGCCCACACGTCCTTGGCCAGCACATCCGGCGACGGCTGGGGAGCAGGCGGGTACGCGGCCAGCACGTCGGCACGCTCGTCGTCGGTCATGATCGCGTAGCCGTGCCACAGCGGCAGCAGCGCGGCGATGTTCTCGCGGGTGCGGTCAGCGGTGAACGACTCCAGCGCCAGCCGGGCGAACGCCACGACGACGCGGCGGGAGTCGGCGGACGGGGTGATCGTCATTGCGTCACCTCGCCGTTGATGGCGCGGGCGATGGACAGGGCGGTAGACCGCTCCTTGATGTGGTTGTACGTCTCGGCGTCGGACTCGCAGTCGATCGCGACGGCCCACAGCCAGCCCGCGACCAGCATCGCCACGCCGGGGTGCCACAGCGCGATGTGCTCGGCGGTCAGCGGGCCGACCTGCTTGGCCACCTCGGCGTCCCGGCCGAGCAGCTTGTACTCGTCCGAGTCGGGGTGCCAGTCAGTGCCGACCTCTTCGAGGTAGGCGCACCACGGGCCGGGGACGGCGAGCCGTGCGGTGTCGCGGATCTTCGATGCGGCGGCGCGCAACTCCTGCGCCGGTGTAAGGTTCTGCTCAGTGGTCACGACTTGCTCCTTGGTATGTCGTGGTCCTCAGGCCCGAGGCGTAGCGAGCGCCGAGGGCCTACTTCGTCTTGGTGGGCGGCCCCGGCCAGTCGAGAGACCGGGACCGCCTGCCACCTGGCCCCGAAGGGCTGTGGCCCCGGATCGCGACCGGGAGAATGAGGGGCGCCCCCGCGGTGGACAGGGGAGGCTCGGAGACGCCCCGGCTTGTTCACCCGCTGGCCTGGTCTCGGCGGACACCGACCAGCGGGGAGCTTCAGCGGCGAGGCGGAGGCGGGTGCTCCAGGTCGTCGGCCTCTGTCGTCGACCACGGGGACGCGGCGAACGTCGGCTTCGGCGGGGCGGACGGCTGAGGCTGCGGCGGGATCGTCGGCTTCGGCGTCTCGGTGACAGGCATCAGGACTCCTCGGGCTCGGTGGTGAACTCGCCGACCGGACCCTGCTTGCGCAGCCGGTCCTGACACTCGCCGACCGTCTCGGCCTCACTGGTACGCACCGACACGTACGCCGTCATCGAGTTGCGATAGGCGTCGAAGCGCTCCTGCGCGTGGCGGATGTTCTCCGCCCGGTACTGCAGGCCAGCGCCCAGGTCGTCGAGGTTGCAGTTGGCCGTCGCCTTCACCACGCCCGGCGCGACAGCGATGGCCTGCGGGAATCCGCTGAACAACGGCAGCGGGTCGTCCTGCGGCTCGTCGCTCAGGTCCTTGACCAGACCGGTCACATACCGCTCCAGCAGTTCACGGGTGTACTCCGCCACCACGTCGGCATGCTCGTCCAGGAATGCGGCAGCAATCTCTGCCTTCTTGTGCTCGCCAGGCTGGGCGATGACCCCAGTGGCGAACTCGCGGAACTTCTTGCGCAGGCTCACGCCAGCACCTCCTTGGGCTGAAGCGCGTCCGCAACGCGCATCAGGAAATCGATGGCCGCCCGGACCTGGGCGAGCTTCGGCAGCGCCTCGGCCGGCGCCTCAGTGATCGCGCGTTCGGGATCCACACCGCGAACGCGATCGAGCAGCAGGTCACAGCCGGTGCTGATGGATACCGCGCCACCGACACGGCGGTGCAGGTCCTCCATGAAGGCGCGGGTTTCGGCCGATACCGGCTCGTACATCGGGGCGTTGGCTTCGCGGATTGCGGCACGCTGCTCGACCTTGTCCAGCTCACGCTCGGCCGCTTGGGCCAGGGGTGAGGCGGGGTTCATGCGCTCGCGGACCACGTCACGGATCACGGCCGCAGTGGGCTTGCCGTCGCTGCGGGCGATCGCCTCAGTGAACGCGGCGCGCATCTCGTTGGGAGACTCGAGCAGCGGGGCCAGCTCGCGCGCCTGCCGCTCATTGTTGATCTCCGCTCCCATGGGAGACAAGATCGCGGCGACCTCGGCTGACTGGATGGCCCGGTACGCCGACGCCCGCTCAAGACCCCACCGCGACCGGCAGTATTCCTCGAACGTGGCGAACCCGGCCCGGTAGAGACGGTTGTCGCGGATGTTGGCCAGCGCCTCGCCGACCTCAACGAAGGTGCGGATGCCGCGTTCGATGACAGTCTCGGCCTGCTCCAGCAGGTCAGCTTCAGCAGCGGTGAGGACAGCGATGGCGGTCACGGCTTCCTCCCTCCGACGCGGGTGACGGTGATGCGGGGACGGCGCTGCTTCTTCGGGCCGGTGCCGGAACCTCCGACTGGCCCGGTTCCGGCACCGCCGGAACCCTGGGTGTTGGGGATCTCGGCGCTCACGCGGCGGACGCCGCGCTTCCGGCGCCGGAGAGGATCGCCTCGACGACGTCTTCGCGGATGCGCCACTGCCCGCTGGGAAGCGGGATGGCGTCGATCCGTCCCGTGGCGCACCACCGGCGAATGGTCTCGGGGTCGACCCGGAGCTTGAGCCCCACCTCACTTGTGGTGAGAAGCTTCGCGTCTTGTGTCATGCACAACAACGTAGGGTGCCCGTGTGAGTTGTGTCAAGCACGAGATGTTGTCCGAATCGTTGACTTCTGTGGGATGCGCCGTACCCTGTGGGTATGACCGTGAATGGGGAGGGACGCAACTCCGCAGGATGGACACCGGATGACAGCATGTTCGGTGCCCGCCTTGCGCTGGTCCGCCAGCGCATGAAGTGGGGAAACGTCAAGGAAGCCGCCGTCGCATGCGGATTGCCCACAGAGTCGTGGCGATCCTGGGAACGCGACGGTCGGTCTCCGCGCAACATCGTCGAAATCGCGTCGATCATCGCCGCCGCAACCGGCTGCGACTACCTCTGGCTGCTGGCTGGCCAGCGCATCGAGACCGAGGGGCGATACGTGACGGTCGCGGGAAACCGCGCTGGGGCAGGGGCTGTGCAAACTACGGACCCAAACTTCCATCGGACCGTTTCGGCAGGTCCGCGCGGTCGGGAAGATCGGACAGGACCGTCCGCGTCAAGCCGCCGACCGGCTCGACTTTCGCTGCGCCACCCCTGACTCCGGCCCGCGCGGACGATCCCTCCACCCCTGCCACCAGGGCGAAGGTGAGCTATGACTGATCTCATCGACGGGTACCTCGCCCATCTACGCGAGGCCAGCAGCGCCGCCAGCACCATCGAGATGCGGCGGGAGACCCTGCGCCGCATCGACCGCGAACTACCCATCGGGCTGGAGGCGGCGTGCGCCGACGAGTTGCGCGCCTGGCTGTGGCGCGACCACCTTTCGCAGGGCAGTCGAGAGACCTACTACTCGGCCATCAACGGCTTCTTCACCTGGGCCTACGACCGCGAGCACATCGACTTCAACCCGGCCGAACAGCTCATCCGGCCGAAGAGCCCCGAGCGCTTGCCCCGTCCGATCACTGACGCCGAGCTACAAGCACTCCTTGGCTGCGCCCAGCCGTATCTACTGTGGGTAAAGCTTGCTGCGTACGGCGGCTTGAGGTGCATCGACATCTCCCGGCTGCACCGCGAGCACATGACCGAAGAGCAGATCATGCTGCACCGCAGCAAGGGATCGAAGCCGCGCCCGGTGCCGATGCACCCCGTGGTGTGGGAGGCAGTTAAGGATCTTCCGCGCGGGCCGATCACGATCCATGACCGGAAGTTCATCTCGATCAGGTCGGCGGTCTACTTCCAGCGGACCCTGAAGATGCCGGGTGTGACGCTGCACAGGTGCCGACACTGGTTCGGCACCAACGTGCAGCGACGCTACAAGAACCTGCTGGTGACGTCGAACCTGATGGGGCACAAGAACCCGAAGTCGACAGCCGGATACGCGGCAATCACCAGCGACGAGAACGCGGCGGCTATATCACTGCTGCCGAGCTTCGCCACGGACGACGACGACCAGGGGCGGGAGACGATGACATCTCAGTGACAACCTCAACGCGGGGTTCCCGCCTGGGATGAAGGTGGTCTCGCTGGGCAACCACCACAACGGAAGCGTGGCCGTCGTTGATCATCCGGACTACATCAGTCCAGATGCTCACGACGGCCACGATCGTGTAGCGGCGCGTGCCTGCGTACTCGGCGCAGACCTTGATCCATCTCTCGGCGGTGGGTGTGGGCACGAAAATCACAGCATTTGCCACGGGTTTCCCCCTCCGTTGCGGCACCCCGGGCGGGTGAGTGATGCGTGAATCACCCACTCTGTGGGACGGAGACGGCGTGCGCCATAACCCACAGGTTGCACACCTTCACTCACGCTTGTGAATTTCGCACGTGCACCTGGAGCGAATCGATTAATTGGTCAACAAACAGGAGACATTTGGTCATGATTGACCTGCACGTTTACCCGATCACTCGTACGGGTGTACGAAGAGCGTCAGCTCTTCGGCGCCACATACGTCCCCTTGCCCTGTAATCCGTAGACCACGCCGCGATCCCGGAGGATGAGCAGCACACGAGCGATGGTCCCGAACCCGACGTTGTACAGCCGGGCCAGTGCCTGATACGTCGGCAACTGCGTGTGCGGTGGGCCGTACTCGCCGCTGGCGATCCGGTCGGCCAGATCCTCGACGATCTGCGCGGCGCTCATGGGCGGTGGTGGCGGTGCTGCGGGCATGGTGGACGGAACTCCAGGGTCGACGCCCCACATTGAACACGACGCCATGAGTGACTTGTGCGCACAGGTCGACTTGTTCAACTTGTTCGAATAACCTCAGAACAGGGCCAGGGTCGACAACGCTGCGCCCTCCGCGCTCCCCGCGGCAGCCTGAAGGCGACGAGGGGAGCTGCCCCGGACCGGCGGCGGGTCTCCCGCCCGACCGCCGGTCCACCACTTCGGGAGAGTGGAGACGTCATGGACCAGCCGCCGGCACGTCAGCCCGGCCCGCCCCTGCCGCTTGGGCCGCACGAGCTCGCGCCCACGCCGGGGCGCCGCAGGTGCCGCCTGTCGCCTGACGATCTGTGCGATCCCGGCGAGCTCATCTGCTGGCGGGCGGCGGTCGAGTACCCGATCGAGTCTGGCCGCTGACGGGAAAGCGCTATCCCTTCTCCGCCTTCTTGGCCGCGCGCATGACCTCGTAGACGGTGGGCACGGAGACCTCGATCTCGGCGGCGATGTCCTCGACGTGCTTGCCCGCCTTGTTCTCGGCGAGCAGCCGTTGGGCGCGGAGCAATCGCCACCTGCCCATTTCGGCGCGGTGGTGCTCGATCTGTTCGCGGGCGTGGCGGTCGGCCTCGGCGAGGCTCATGGTGGTGAACTCCTCTGACACTCGTATAGGGTACCCCCTTGACATCCCTAGGGGGTACCCCCTAGAATAGAGGTACAAGGCAGGAACGAGCAAGGGAGACCGAGATGATCCAGGCCATCGAGACCGCCACCAAGTGGATCCGGACCAACGGCTACAACCGCAAGACCGACATCCGCGAGGCCGTCCTCACCGCCACCCACCAGGCCCTCGACTACGGCAAGAGCTACGCGCTGAGCCTCTGGGCCGGAGACGACCAGATCAGCCGGACCGTCCGGGACGCGCTCAAGGCGAACCTGGACCTGCCGTGGAACGGCGAGCTGGCCAACTGCCGCTGACGAGGACCGGGGCCCTCCGGGGCCCCACCCACCCATCCCACCGACCGAGGGAGACCGAGATGACCACCACCCCCACCACCGAGGACCGGATCACCGCCACCTACCGCAGCCTCGCCACCCGGCCCGGCCAGCTCGTCAGCCTGGTCGCGATCCGGGCCGCGATCACCGACATCGACCGGGCCGAGCAGGACAGGGCGCTGAAGGCCCTCGACCGGGCGCGGACCCTGACCCTGGAGCCGGACCCGAACCGCCGGGCGCTGACCGCCGAGGCCCACGCCGCCGCGATCCAGATCGGCCCCGAGGCCAAGCACCTCGCCTGGATGTGACCGGACAGGGGCCCCACCTGGGGCCCCTCCACCCTCTCCCCCGAAGGAGCACCATGCCCACACTGACCATCACCCGCGGCCTGCCCGGCTCCGGCAAGAGCACCTGGGCCCGCCGCGAGGCCGACTACCTCGACGCCGAGTGCGTGGACCGGGACGGCATCCGCCGGATGCTGCGAGCGACCTGGCCGCACGGCGACCCCGACGCCGAGTACGTGTGCACGGTCGTGCAGCGCGCCACAATCCGGGCCCTGCTGCGCCACGGGCGCAACGTCATCTGCCACGACACCAACCTGCCCGACGGCGTGGTCGCCGAGCTGGTACGCGAGGCGCGTCAGCTGGGCGCCGAGGCCCGCGTCCAGGACTTCCGCGACGTGCCACTGGAAGTGTGCATCGGCCGCGACGCGGGCCGCCCCGATAGCGAGCGCATCGGCGAGGACCGCATCCGTGCGATGTGGCAGCGGCACCTGGCCAACCGGGCCTGACCGGCACCACCCACCCATCCCCCGCACTGAGGAGGTCACCGTGACCCGCACGATCACCGACACCGCTGACCGGCTCCGCACCTGCGACATGCTCACCATGGACGACACCCTGCGCAAGCAGACCCCCGTCCGGCTCCCCAGGATCGTCCTCGTTGAGGGCATCGCCGCCTGCAACACCCACGGCGGGTGCATCGCAGTTGCCGTTGCGGACCCGAACAGCAGTCTGTCCGACCAGCCCGCCGCCACGCTCCACGTCAACCCGGGCTACATCCTCACGTGGACCGGCGACTTCAGCCACGCCGGTAGCACCGGATTCCGGCCGGGCGGAGTGGACCTCGACCAGCCTGCGGCCAAGACCGTAGCCGTCGACCACGCCGAGGCCGCCGAGGCGGTCGAACCTGTGACCGCGCCGAAGGCCGACATCGACACGCTCATGGCCGCGACCGCGTGCATGGCTGACCGAATGTCCGAGTCCGTCCACGCCGCCGGGATGGCCGTCCGTTCCCGCGAGGACTGGCAGCGGCACCACCGCCACTACGTCCGCCGGATGAAGGCCATGCACCGACTGATGGACGCCCTCGTCCGCGCCCAGGGCGAGCAGTACTCGGCCTGGCGGTTCAAGCACACGATCATGACCATCGCCGACCACCAGCGCACCGCCACGAAGGGAGCATGACCATGTCCCACCCGCCCATCGAGCACACGCCGCTGGCCGGCACGCTCCACCGCATCCAGCGCCTTACCACCGACCTCACCGCCGAGGCCACCGCCGCCAGCTACACCGACGAGCAGCGGCGCCTGCTGTCCGCGAACGCCCTCAAGCTCGCCGCCGCGACGGGCTGCCTGCCGAAGCTCGTCGCCCTGCTCGACCAGCTGATCCCCGCGCACCACGTGTGGACGGTGCAGCCGTCGGAGGACCGGTGTGTGCGGCTGATCGGGATCGTGGACGACCTGACGGCCCGGCTCCAGGGGATGCGCGCGGATGCGGTGCAGTCGCTGTGGCGGGCCGACCGTGACCGGTGCACGGCGGCCGACCGGAACCGGTGGTCGCGGTGACGGCGCCCCGTACGCCGGAGGCTCAGCCGCGTATGGCGAGCCGTACGGCCGCGAAGCTGTACCAGATGCTGACCATCGGCATCATCGACATCGAGGACCCGATGGCCCGCGCGCAGCAGCTCTTGGCGGTCCGGGACACGGTCCGTGAGGCGCTGGCCGAGATCGACGAGGAGATCGACTGCGCGGTCTCGGAGGTGATGACCAGCGACAACCCGCCGACGTATGACGTGGCGGCTGCGGTGCTGGGTCTCAAACGGGCGACCGTACAGGATCACGCTCGGCGCGGCCGGGCGGCCCGCGACAGGTACGACGGCAAGGTGTAGGACCGGGCCGGGGATGGCGTTAACACCCCCGGACCGGCCCAGCCAGGGTACGGCAAGACGCCCCCGCACCACGACCGGTGCGGGGGCGCAGGAGTAGAGGAGTATGGAGCGCATGACGGAGCGCAAGGTCTACACCGGCACCATCCGTGGCACCGGCGAAGCTGAGCTGGCCTGGGGTCAGGAGCAGGCGCAGCGCAAGGCGGTGCGGGACGGCGTGCCCGAGTGGGTCGTTCCGACGGTGCGCCGAGAGTACGTGGACGCCGGTGGGAACCCGACGACGCAGGACAGCTTCACGGCCGTCGAGGTCGTGGTGCACCTGCGCTGGGAGTGGGAGGCGTGACCGTGGCTGACGACCTGGTGGCCCGCCTTCGCGCGGCGCTGGACGAGACCGAGCGGATCGCGCGGGCATGCGAGCCGGGGGTGGACTTCCACGCTGGCGAGGACCCGAGCAGGCCGGGCACCTTCGACGTGGAGGCGTACGAGTCCGGATCGCTCGGCAACTTCGTGCAGGTCGGTCAGGTGGACGCGCCGTTCGTTGCCCACATCGCCCGCCACGATCCGGCGTCGGTGCTGCGGATGGTCACGGCGCACCGGAAGATCCTGGATGAGGTGGTCGACGAGGCCAGTGGTCTCGACATCTCGGTCGACATCGACAGGCGCGTTGGTCCGCGCGATACGACTACGGAGCCCTACCTCGGCGACGTGCTGGTGCGCATCCTCGCCGAGGCGTACGGCATCGAGCCCTGACCCCGGACACGACGGGCCGTCACTCTCGGGTGGCGGCCTTCTTCGTGCGCCAGTACGTCTCCGAGCGAGGGCACAGCTGGCAGCCCGGTGCGACAGGCTGACCGGCGACGGGCACCCACGCGCCGGAGGTCTGGCCGCAGCAGACGGGTGCGGGCTGGGTGGGCTGGGGTGCGGTCGTCATGGGGCGAGTGTGCCACCAACAGCAGAAGAGCCCCACCCGCCCGGAGGCAGGTGGGGCTCAACGCTGGGTCCGGCCGTAAGGCCGTGCGCTCCGTACCGAGGTGATCAGGCCCGGCAGTTGCCCGATAACGGGGGCCAGCCAGTGCGACCGGAGCGGTCCGCACCACCAGCATACGCGCACGGGCGACGTCAGCCGCAGGTCTGCGACGGCGGCTCAGGCAGCGGCAGCACCTCACGCTTACCGTCGATGTAGGCACGGCTGCGCAAATACTGGTCGAACGCCTGCTTCACCGCCGTCTGGCGGGACATCGCAGGCACTGACTGCGCCTCAGCTATCGCCGAGATCATCGTGTCGAGCGCCTCACGTTCCTCCGCAGCAGCAGCGGCCCGCGCCTTCGAGTTGGCGTTGCTCGCATCGTTGTACCCGGCCAGGCATGACGTCAGCTCGTACTGCTTCACCCCGACGAACAGGCTGGCCAGCAGCGACAGAATCGCGATGACCTTGAACAGGCGGGTGACGTTCTCACTGTCCAGCCAGTTCTTGGCCCTCTCGGCGACCTCGGTCATGGCTTCTTCTCCTTGCTGCGGGGAGGCCTGTTCAGCAACAGGTTGACGATCTTCCCGGCGATGGCGAGCACCAGCACCCACCAGAGGGTTTCCAGCATGTAGCGGTGCTCCGCAACGTAGATGATCACGTGGGATTCTCCCCACGCGCCGAGGTCGGCGGCGACGGCTGCCGCTTCGGAAGGCTCGGGTTCAGCGCGAAATAGACGGCACCCGGCACACCCCAGGTGACAGCGTCCGGCGGCATTCCCTTGACCAGCAGGCTGTGCAGCACGACCACGGCCCAGACGCCCAACACCACAAGCATGACGGCGTTACGGACCCACTGGCTCACGTGCTCTCCGAATCTTGTCAGGTAGTAGGTGTGCCGAACTGGCGGATCATCTCCGCGACCAGCTCGGCAGCGGACGGCATACGCACCGCCGCGATAAACGCCGGATCGGCAACCAGCGCGGACACGATCTCAGCAGCAGTGGCCGGCGCGGGCAGTGCCTTCAGCGCCGACTCGATCCGCTTCAGCGACATGACCGGGAACATTTCCTGGTCCTTGTCGCCACCGAACCGGATCTTGTCGTAGCCGCGGGCGAACGCCTCGATGCGCGGGTCCTCGTAGTTGGCGAGGTTCGCCAGCGCCTTCGCCTGCGCAGAAGTCAGCTCCGTCATGCCAGTACTCCTCACTCGCGCCACCGGGTCGTAGCCCACGGCGGCAGTCGACGTCTGGTAGTCGGTGCGCCCCGACAGATGAATGTGGCCGCGATCCGAGGAGTCGCGGCGGGCGAACGTCGGCTGCCACGAGTCGTGGTAGCAGGAGCCGTCGCCGGGTTCCCAGTTGATGTACTTCAGCCACGCCACCCCTGCCAGCCCTGCCTTGCGGTCGGCGACCAGTTGTGCGCCCAGTTGTGCGAGCGACGGCAGCCCGGCCTTGGTGGGCGGCATGATGTCGATCGCGAACCCCCACCCGAACGGCGACGTAGCAGGCCAGCCCGTCGCCGAATACGGGGTGTGGTCCTCCGGCGGATCGGCGTGCAGGTGCCGGTCGTCGCCCTTGTCGTAGACGGTGTAGCCGTACCCGCGCAGCAGATCCCGCAGCGTGGCCAGCGGCTTGGCGAGAATGAACGGCTCACCAGCCGCAACCCAGCGGTCATAGGCGGAGGAGTCGGACACGGGGCACCTCCTACGGGTGGAACATCGACTTCGGCGTGTTGTCCAGCTGGTCGAACCAGCCCGCCGTGCTGTGGTACCCGATCGCGTACGCGCCCTGCGACGGCGCCCACGCGCCGTACGACCGGATCGCGTTGCGGACCCGGGCCGTGATGTCGGCGCTGGCCGGGTAGTCCCACGCCTCCGCGACCTGGGACAGCCGGGAGTCCGACCAGTAGCCGGGCAGGATGTAGTGCCTGCGGTCGCTGAAGCGGGCCGGGTCGCTGCTCGACAGGCTGACCAGCGCATTGCCGACGGCGAGGTGGTCAGGGTGGTTGTCGACGATGTGCGAGTGGCCCTTGAGCCGAACCGGGGCGCCGGGTGCGATCAGGTCGCAGACCGCGAGGATCGCCGCGTGAGCGGACGCCGCCGTTACGCCGCCGTCGGGCAGCTGCGCCCGGTGCATCGTCAGCGAACCGGACAGGCCAGCCGACAGGCACCGCACGGCGGTCGTCGACTCCAGGACCCGTGCCGTAGCGACATCAGCTGCGGTCAAGGTGGCGTAGCCCTCGGCGGCCGGCACGTGCTGCACACCCCACCACGAGTTGACTCCGGTCCCGTTGAGCGGGTTGATGACGCCCGTCGCCTCGCCGTCGGTCATCCACAGGACGTGTACGTCCTGACCCGCCGCGACGTGCTCGGCGGTCGTCGTGGACATCGCCAGCGTCTCGTCGTCGGGGTGAGCGGCGACGAACAGTGCCGGGGACGTGGTCAGCGCGGCAGCCCGGCCGGGAAGTGCGGCGGCTGCCAACCCAAGGGCGGCGGCCGTCAAAACGGTACGGCGATGCATTAGTTGTCCACCCTCTGAGCGGTCATCTGGGAACCTGCAAGCAGATTCGTATTGGAGACGCTGGATGTCTGCTGCGCCCACTGCAACGAGAAGGTGACGTCGCTGCCGCCCGTCACGACCCGCAGCCACTGGACGAACGTGTTCCGGCTGGTGGACGCGCCGTAGTTGATGTCAGAAGACGGCGAGGTCGAGTCGGCGCCATGAGCAACCGCTTCGATGCTGCCCTGCGTGCCCGACGCCAAGGTGTTCGCCAGGGCGATACCCGCATCGGTGACCGTGGCGGTGTTGGTCCACGTGTACGACACCCGATAGTCACCGGCCGCGTTGGCGTCGCTGGTGACGTGCTGCACGACTTCAATGACGTACGTCCGGTTGGCGGGCAGCACAATCGACAACTCAGGGTCAGCTGTCGGCGTGGTGGTGCTGAAACGGGAGGTGTTGCTCGTCTTGACGGCAGAGATCGGCACCGCGTAGGTGGCCAGTTCGACCAGTTTCGCGGCCGTCAGCGTCTGCCCTGCGGCAGGATCAGACCAGGTCACGGCACCCCCTCAGAGAGCCAGCCGCGCGGGCCGGAATACGTTGACCTGGTCGCCGACCGCCAGTGCCTTACTTACGCCGTTGGTGCCGCGGATGGCCGTCATTGTCTGTACGTCCGTGGCCAGCGCGATGACGGCGCCACGGGAGATCGCGGCGGCGCCGCCGGTAACGGTGAAGCTGCCCGCCGCGATGGCCGCGGCTGTCGTCTGCTGGACGTAGTCCCAGACGATGCCCTGGTCGGCGCCGCTGGTGGTACTAGGTTCGCCGATCTCGGTTGCCCCGGCGATAGTGGCGACGGATGTCCAGTCGTCCTGCTTCCAGCCCAGGTACAGCACGAGGCAGTTCGGTCGGCTGATGTCCAGCGCCGGATAGGCGATGTTCTGCGCCGAGCCGTTGAGCTGCGACGCCGATGCGTGCACCGTGACGCCGACACCACGGAACGCCGCCATCTGCGCCGACGTGTCCGCGTTGGCGACACCGCCGGTGAACGTGACCGTCGGCGCGGACTCGGTGCCGGTGTGCAGCTTGGCCAGCAGGGCGACGTTGCCGGACTGCAGCAGTAGTGTGTACCCGGCCGGAGTGTCGACGGTGCCGGTGCCGGAGTTGCGGATCGCCGCCCACACCAGCAGCAGATCTCCGGCCTGGGCGCCTGCGGGCAGAGACGGCGCAACCGAGGCGTTGTTGCCGTGCGCCACCGTCCCGGCCGCGACGAACGACGGCGACACGTTGCTGATTGCCGTCACCGAGTTGACCTGCCCGGCCACGGTGATCGGGATCGGCATCTCCGTTGGGTCGGTCGTCCACTTCGGCAGCACTGTCGTGGCCACCGTCAGCGTGGTACCCGTTGTGGTGGTCGGCGCCTGCATCAGGCAGCCTGCCGTGTCGAGCTTGCCGTAGTCGTCGTCATCCAGGACGGCGACCCGGAAGGGTGCATAGTCCACGCAGTTCGGCGCGAACGTCCACTCGACAGCATCCAGGTGCTCGGCCCACCCGATGACCAGCGCATCGATTCCGCCCGGCGGGTGCTGGCTCGGCAGCGTCGCCTCGGCGGCTGTGAACCGGTCACCGGCCTCCAGTGCCAGAACCGTATCTGCGAGCGTCGCCCCATCCGGGTTGCGCAGGTTGATGCCGACACCGTTGTACCGCGGCGCCGCACTGGTCCCGGTGTTGACCCGCCACCCCGCCTGATCTGGCAGTTGGGCATCGGTTTCAGTGTTGACCGTGGCCGAATCCTTGATGCGCCTACGCGTACGGGCGACATGGGCCTCATCGGTCTGGCGCGATGACGAACCACCCGACCGGGAAACGGTGACGTCGTTGCGGATGTTGCGGTTGTCCCAGATCGGCGCGACCTCGACATCGAGGGCTCCCGTGGTCACCGCTAGGGAGGCCGCCTGGTTGCGGATGCTGGACAGGCTCCGGTATGTGATTCCACCGCCGTCGGCACCGTCGGACAGCAGGCCGCCGTCGACCGCCTCGCACTCAAGGAACAGGTCCGCGAGCGTCGCTGCAGGCTGCGGCCCCATGGTCTGCGTCGAGGTGCCGGTGACGCTGACAGTGATGCCTTCTTCGCGACCGAGCCGCTGTAGCCGGTCGGTAGGCAGTTCGCCCGCGAACCCGAACATGGCTGCGGAGTTGCTGCTGGCGTCGGAGATGATCCAGTCGAATGCGGGGTCGGTCCACACGCCGACGTGCCCGTACGAGGCGCCAGTAGCCCCGTACAGCCGGACTGCGGTGATGGCGCCATGGGAACCCGTCTCCGTGGTACCGCCGACAGGGTCGAACGTAGCCTCGACCGTCATCCCGAAACCGGTCTGATAGGTGGTGGCGCTGGCCACCGTCGATGCGATCGTGTACATCGCCCAGCTGCCGAAGAACTCGGCCTCCGTCGGGTGGCCGCCGATGCCGTCAAGCGGGATACCGACGCCGGAGATTAGCGTGCCGGTGCTGTCGTAGTACTCGATGCCGACGCTGGCCGTTGCTCCGGGCGTGACCACGAGGCGCCACGTCTTCGCAGTGCCCGACGTTTCGATCTCAGCGAACGTGAACGCGGCTGTCGGCTCGGCGTCGACCTTTACCGCCAGCTGCACGACCCACTGTGTTGTTGTTGCGTACGCCCGGACGGGGAGGACCGCAACACTGAACGGGTCAAACGAGGGAAGGGCGCTGCTACCGGTGAGGGTCGAGTCGGATGCGAGCGAGATCGGCCCGGCAAACGAGCCAGGCAGGCCACCGCTGACCGCTGACGCAAACCGGGTCGAGTCCGAGCCGTCCTCAAGCGGCCAGTACTCGGCCGGCACGTAGTCGCTGGGGCCGATGCCGGACATGCTGCGGTAGAGCGGCGACCGCAGCGCGTCGGAACCGAGGCCGAGCTGTCCGCCGAGCGAACCGGTCGCGATGATCCGCATCGACGAGTCGGAGCCGCCCGGGTAGACCGCCACCATCGTGTCGATCTCGCCGTCGAACCGAACGGAATCACTGGCCAGCACCCCGGACACCGACACCCGGATGCGGCAGCCGCGGCCCACGAACGGGTACCACGGCGACTCGGGGTTGCCTTCGGTCAGGTAGCCGTCGGCGTTGCCGATGGTGATGTCGAGCCGCGACGACTCGGCCTGGATCGCACCCGTGCTGCGCCCGCGGGTAATGTCGACCCCGCCCGCAGCACGGCCGCCGCGGGCGCGGGATGTGACCTCGACCCAGCTACCGTTGATGTACAGGTCGACCTTGATGTACAGATCGCCGCCGTCATAGGGCATCATTCACCCCCGCCGCGCGCCCGTCGCGTTCTGCGTATTGCCGCCACGCAGTTCGATCTCCTTGCGGAAGCCTTCGAGCATTCCGCGACCTTCGAGGACCACCGTGTGCCGGTGCTCGTGGACGACGGTTGTTGTGGTGTTGCGGCCCAACTGCCAGGTACCCATCGCCGCGGTGGGAACGACCGTGTGTCCGTACCAGCGCGCGGCATGGTCGACGATGCTCAGCGACCGGGTCGGGTTCCCGCGCCGGGGGATGAACGCTTCGCCGCCGGTCTCCCGCTCGCCGTACAGCACGGTCGGGCTCTTGGTGTAGTGGGCTTCGATCGCTCCGCCGCTGGCCATCGCATAGTCGATGCCGCCCCAGCGGTGACCTTTAGCTGACCCGCTGGGGGTTGGCTGGGCGCGGCCTATGGCGAGCGCCTGCCCCACCACCCCGAGTATTTGCCCAAGGGTCTTGGCCTTGGTCAGCGCTGCTTCGAGGCCCGTGATCCTGACGTCGGTGGTGACGATCGCAGGCATTTTCGCGTACTTGTCGATGATCGCCTGGATGACCGCAGGTTTCAGGCCTTCCTTAGCCAGCGACTCCTTCAACCGGGCGATGTAGTCGTTGTACGTCTTGTTCGCCTCAGCCAAGCTGCCCGTTTCGACATACCGCTTCTGTGCCGCGTCGGCTGCCGCCCGGGCCGCCTCCTGAATGGCGATGCGGTTCTTTAGCGCCTTGTCGGAGTTGCCCTCAATGGCCTTGCCGTTTTCCTTGAACGACTCCTTGACCGCGGCCAATGCCTGGTTGGCCTTAAGCATGGCCTGGTCCGAGTCAAGAGTGGCCCCGTGCAGCTGGTCGAACACCTCGATGAGGGTTTGGCCTTCCTCGGCCGCCTTCCGCAGTCCGCCTGCGAGCAGGGCCGAGTTTGCGGCTGCCTTCTTCTGCGCGACCGCTGCCGCGTCGGTGGCCATCTTCGAGTCGTAGGTGGCCTGCGTGTACTGTGGCAGTGCCGACGACAGTTGGGCGTACCCGACGCCAGTCTGCTGCAGGATGCGGAAGAAGGCCTTGTCGGCCTCCGCGCGGTGACCCGTGTTGACCAGCTGGGTCAGCGCCTCGTCGACCGCCTTGACGTCTTCCTCAGCCCGGGTAAACGAGCGGCCGCCGTTGAAGGCCCCGAAGGCATCCTTCCAGAATGGGATGACGTCCTCGGCGGTCTTGCCGATGTCTTTCCACCAGGACTGCGTGGCGTTCACGGAGGCGCCGAAGTCTTTCAGATTGCCACCCATGACGCGGGCTACTTCGCCTGTTACCGCGCCCGTGTTGCCTAGCTTCAGTAGGGCGCCAGTCATCTGATCAACGTTGGCCGACGCAGGGCCCAGCTCGTGCAGCAGCTCACTGGCGACCTGTAGCGCAGCATAGGCCGCAGCCGCCTTCACGGCCGCCTTACGGCTGCGTTCCAGCCCGTCAGCAGCGCGAGCACCGGCCGGTCCCATGGCCCGCAGTTCAGCAATCGCCTCGGCTGTAGCACGGCGCACCTTGACGAATGCAGAAAACAGCAGCAGCCCGACACCGGACAGCCCAACCAGGACGACCAGCGTCGAAGAGATGGCGGGCGGCATCTTCGCGAACCAGTCGACGACCTTCTCGGCCATCTGCACCAGCATGCGCAGGCCGGAGTTGGCGCCGGATCCGGACTCGATCGCCAGGGTCTCCAGCGACCCGGTCAGCCGCTCGATGTCGCCGACCAGGTTATCGGTCTTCTCGGCCGCCGCCCGTGCCGCGGCGCCCTGGTCGTTGACAGCGTCGGTGTACCGCTTGACGCCCTTCTCGCCGACCTCGTACAGGACGTTCGCAGCCCGCATCGCATCGGCACCGAAGATCGTCGCCAGCGCGGCGTTACGCTCCTCCTGCGTGAGCGGGGCGAGCGCCTTCTGCAGCTGACCCGCAAGCTTCGTGGTGCCGACGAAGTTGCCAGCAGCGTCGTAAGCGGCGATCCCGAGCTCTTCCATCTTCTTGGAGGCGGCACCGGTCGGCGACTGCAGCATCAGCAGCATCGTCTTCAGCGACGTGCCGGCGTCGGAGCCGACCAGCGCCCGGTCGGCGAACGCCGACAGGGTGCCGATGGTCTCCTCCAGGCTCATGCCTGCGGCCGCCGAGGCAAGGCCGCCCATCTTCAGGGCCTCGCCCAGCTCGTGCACGTCAGTGGCGCTGGTGTTCGCCGCGCTGGCCAGTACGTCGGCGATGTGGCCAACGTCCTTGCCGCTCAGCTTGAAGATGTTCATCGTCTTCGCCGCAACGTCTGCGGCCTCGGCCAGGTCGAGGGAACCGGCCGCAGCCAGCGATAGCGACCCGGTCAAGGCTCCACCGAGGATGTCTGCGGTGGAGATGCCCGCCTTGGCGAGCTCTTCCTCAGCCTGGGCCGCCTCGGTCGCCGAGAACGACGTGTCCTTGCCCGCCTTGAGCGCGGCGGCCGACAACTTCTCCATGTCCTTGGCGGTGCCGTTGCTGACGGCCCGGACCTTGGACATCTGCTGCTCGAACTTCGCTGCCGAGTTGACGATCAGACCCACGGCCGCGACGAACCCGAGGCCGAGGCGCCCGGCCTGGTCGGCGAGGTGGTCAAGCTTGCCCGCCTTCGCTGCCTTGTCCATTTCGCCGGTCAGCGCCTTGGTGGACGCGGCAGCGTCGTTCATGCCCTGCTTGTACTTGCCGACCTCGGCGATCAGGCGTACGGCGACGGTGCGCATCTGTCACCTCTTCTCGACGTGCCAGAGCAGCGCTTCGGGGTTCGGGAAGTCCTTCTTGCGGCCCTGTGCGGCGCTGAGCTTCATCCGTGCCAGGCAGGCAGGCGGCTCAGGCACGTGCCACGACACGGTGCCCTCAGGCGCGGTCGTGTCGGCCAGCAGATGGCCGCAGCCGCACGGGCACAGCAGGCGCCGATACTCGGCCAGGGCCAGCATCATCCCCAGCTGCTCGGCGTCCCACTCGGGCTCAGGCGTCGACGACAGCAGGTGCCCGTCGGCATCATGCCTGTAGCGGGTCGTGGGCTCCCAGCCGTCGAGCCGCTTCGGGCTGATCCCGAGCCGCTCGGCCGTCTCTATGCGCTGACGGAACCGCGGCTCGTCTACGAGCCGCTGGACGAGAAAGGGATGTCCGGGCCCACCTTGGCCAGAGAGAACGCCGCCGCCGACAGCTCGTCGAGCTGGCCCGGGGTCAGAGACCCTTCGGTCTCGTCGTCGCCGAGCAGCGCGGCCCAGTCGTCGTCGTCCAGTTCGGGGCTGACGGTGGCCGCCCGCACCAGGGCGTCGGGGAAGGTCTCCATGTTGGCGCCGATGGAGCGGTCTTCCTTGTTGATCGTCCCGTCGGTGTCCAGCCGCGGCGGGTGCGCGGCAACGAGCTTGTTCCAGCGCCGCGAGTCGAGGCCGCGCAGTCGGAACTGCACCTCGTACTCGGCGAGCAGGTCGCGAAGCTCGGCCAGCCGCGGGCTCTCGACCGTCGGCGCCGAACCGGCCAGCGAGGTCGCCTGCTCGGCAGCGGGCTTGGTGAGGCGCTCGTACTCGTCGAGCAGGTCGAGGTCGGCGCCGATCCACACCGTGACGGTGCGGGTCGGTCCGCCGCGGCGGATGCGCTCCTTGAGCGACAGCCCCGGCTTGGTCTTCTTGGCAGTCATGTCCCGGCCCTTCATTCCCGGCCGTGGACATGACGAGGGGCGGACCGGCCGGGTGGTCCGCCCCTCGGGTCTTGGATCAGGCGACGGTGGCCCGCATCGTCGGCGCCGAGGTCATCTTGATCGGAACCTCGTAGCGCGACAGCGTGTTCGCGGCCGGGGTGAGGAACTTCGTCTCCCCACATTTCGCCGGGTAGACCTCGACCTTTTGGGCCGCGGTCCAGGCGGTGTTGTAGGCGACGTTGCGGCGGATCACGACGTATCCGGCGGTGCCCTTGACCAGGGTGTCGTAGATCGTGTCCGTGCCGGTCTGCTTCTTGAACCGCAGCGCCGAGCCATTGAACGACACGCGGCCCACGTCAACCGTGTCGAACGTGCCACTGAGCGGCGTGGTCGGCACGTCGGCGGTGTCGGCCTCGAAGCCGATCAGGCCGTCGTCGGTGATCGTGGTCGTCAGCGCGATGCCCGCGTTGAGCTCAGTCGTGGTCGGTGCTGCCTGGTTGCTGATGGCCGAGACCCAGTCCACCCGGGTCATGCCATCGATGGGGATGTCAGCCATCGATCTTCTCCTCGTTCTCGCCGGGCGGCGGGGTCGTGGACTTCTTCTTCACCGCGGGTGCGGCGGATTCTGGGGCGGCGGGTGCCGGCCAGTGGGCGGTGGCTTGGTTGACTTCGACCGGCGGGGCGCTGGGCTCCCAACCGCGCGCCCTCCACGCCTCGGCGGCGTCGGTCGGGCAGTGGAAGTAGCCGCCGGTCGCCGGGAAGTGCAGCCAGATGCGTTCGTCGGCCACGTCGATCACCCGAGCGGCAGCAGGACGCAGGTCACGGACGTCTGGAACGAGTGCGTCACGGTCACCACGCCGGTCGACGGGTTGACTGCCCGCGGGCTGATGTACATGACCTCACTGGTGCCGTTCGCGACCGCGTTTGTTCCGGCGGTGGCGGCGTTGCCCGCCGGGGTGAGGCTGGAGTCGGAGACCGTGACGGTGTCCGAGGAGCCGCCGCCGTTGATGATGACCAGGTAGGCGCCGAGGGTGCCGAGGTCGGCGGCGGAGATGGTGTCGGAGGCAGCGACCGCTGCAGGCGTCCAAGTGACACCGGCCGCCGTCGGGCGGGTAGCAGTGAGCAGCGCCATGCGGCACGCTCCCTTCGGGTAGGAGGTTCCGCCGCATGGCGGAGGGTGATCTATTGGTTGCGGGTCGTACCGTGCCGGGATGCGAGATTGGAACTGGAAAGGTGCATCGCTGGCGTTCCTGGTCGGCCTGGCCGTATGCGGTCTCGGCACAAAGCTGGCCGGGCCGGTCGTGGGGATCCTGCTGTTCTTCGCCTCGATCGCGCTGGTGTTCAAGCTGACCGAGCCGAAGGTGGTCTACGTCCAGCAACCCGACGACGAGGAAGAGGACTAGCCGGGCACCGTTTCCAGGCGCCACACGTCGATCTGGTCGTACACCCGAGGTCCGGCCGTCTCGTCACGGCGGACCGGCGGTGAGTCGGTCTGCCGGATGGGGAAGCTGGTACGGCCGGAGATGACCGGCACCACATCAAGCAGTGCCCCACGCACCCGTTGGGCAACGATCCGCGCCGACGCAGCTGAGCCGTTGACCTGCGCGTTGCCGCTGACGCTGTGTGTGATGATCTGCATGATGCCCCGGTCTGACGCATTCGTGAGCGCGGTGCCCATCGGCGTCGTCAGCGTCATGTAGACCAGGCAGTACAGGTCAGCAGGTCCGGTAGGCGGGTCGGGAACCTCACCGTCGTATACGGTCAGCAGCTCGTACGGCGGTAGCGGCGGTGCTGCCCGCAACAGCGTGAGGATCGGGTCGGCGTGGGCCTGGATGATACCGACGGTCATCGCCCCACCAGCTTTGCGCCGAGGTCTTCCAGCGCCTTCTCGAACTTCGGCGCCTCGGCTTCGAGCGCCGGTGCACCACCGGGCGTCGGCGGGTTGTTGACGGTGCCGTACTCGATGATGTTTCCGTACGGGGCCTGGCCTTCGCGCTCCTTCTCGGGGCCGATCTCGCCCACGATGGTGTCGCGAAGGACGGTCGTGTCGTAGCTGATCGTGCGCGGCAGGTGCTTCATGTGCGACAGGGTCGACCAGCGCTGACGCCAGTCGTTCTTGATGTTGAGTGAGCCCTTGGCCACCACCTGCCGCACCTCGCCAACCACATCGGCCGCCGCTGCGCGCAGGTCGGATTCCAGGCCAAGCAGCTCGGAGACATCCGCCTTGAAGCTGTTGGTCACGTCGTGACCTCCTCCACGCGGATCCGTCGCGCCGACGCCTCCGACTTGTGCGCCAGGTCCCGGACCTGGAACACCCGGCCCACCAGGTCAGCGTCGTTGACGCTGGCCGTGATGGTCACCTTGTCGCCGACCCGCAGGGCGGTCACGGTCATCGGGAGCTGGATCTCCATCGGCAGCAGCAGGGGCCGATCCTCCCCGACCTCCTCAGCGCGCGACTGCGCCCGCTGGTTCTGCACCCGGCAGACACCCTCATAGATCGTCTGCACGGACTGGGCGATCCGGCCCGTGTTCTCATCGACAGCGCCGTTGGCCAGGCGAGTGATGGTGCAGGTGTCGATGAAGCCGCCTTGCGCGAACGAACGCGCGCGGGCGAGCACTGATGCCCTGGTCATCGCATCCCCTCACGGCCGAGAGACAACACCCGTGTCTGGGCGGACGACCAGCCCGGACGAGGGGCGAACCGTCGTGCCCGTGTCGGGCCGGTGGATGACTCGCGTTGAGCCCAGCTCGGGCGAGCCGAGTGCAACGGGAACTGCGATGCCGTCCGGAGTGACCGACTGCGCCAGGCCCACTGCAGCGGTGCCGAGGTTGACCGGAACCGCGATGCCGTCCGGGATGACACTCAGGACTTGGGCGACCGAAGGCGAGCCGAGGTTCAGTCCGACCGTCACTCCAGCGGGCGCCACGGACATCGACTGATCCACCGACGGACTGCCAAGCGCGGCTGGTACAGCGATACCCGTCGGCGTCACCGCGAACGTCTGGCTGACCGCGGTCGACCCGAGCGATACCGGCACGGCAACACCGGTCGGGGTCACAGACAGGGACTGCGAGACTGCGGGTGACCCGAGTGCGGCTGTCACACCTATGCCGGTCGGGGCGATCGTGCGCACGGCCGGGCCGTGCCAGGTCGCACCTTCGGTGGCGATGTCGTCGAAGAACTCGGACGAGGTGTTCGCCATAGCTGCGCCGATACCGAACCGGAGTTCGGACGCCGTGGCGGTCAGTGCCAGGCTGGAAAGGGTCAGGCTGTCGCTGATCGTGGTGCTGTCGGGTGTCAGGTACAGCCGGAGCGTCACCGCGCCGACGGTGGCCGAGAACGTAACCGACAGCTCGACCCGAAACCAGCTGTTTGCGCTGATCGCCGAGGTGGTGGTACCGACGACCGTGTTGGCTGCGTTCCGGATCTCGATCAGCCCCGCGGTGGTGACGTTGACCCGCACCGACTGCGACCCCGACGACAGGTAGCGCATGAACAGCTGCTGTGCGCTGGGCAGCGTCGCGAACCGGCAGTAGGCGCGGCTGAAGTCGCTTGCCACGCTGGCCAGCGTCCAGCCCGCGTACGCCAGCGCGCTCGTGCCGGTGGTGACGGTGTTCATCGACACCGAACCGTGCGCTGCCTGTGCCGTGCTGAACGCAACGGTGGCGCCGGTACCGACGGACACGCTGTCCAGGAAGTCGCCGCTTGATCCTCCGGTGTTGCCGCCGGAGCCCTGGGTCAGGGTCGTGCCGTTGCTGCCGCCCTCGAAGCTGTTCGAGCGGGCCATGGGCTCAGCCGAACTTGATGATCTTGTTTGTGCCGTTATCCCACGCGATCGACACCGTGGTCGTACCCGGCTGAATCGGCAGGTTCGTCCCCGAATCCAGGTATGCGATCAGCCGCTGCGCACTCGCAGCCACATCAGCACCGCCGGTCACCGCACTGGACTGGAAGATGAGCACCCCGTGGTCAGTCGCGTTGGCGGTTGCCGACACAGACGTGTCGGCTGCGTCGAACACGCCCGAGGTGACCGTCACGCTGCCCAGCGCCGCGCTCGTGCCGTTGAGCGTCCCGCCCGCACCGGTCACGTCCGACACAAACGTGTGCGACGACGAGTAGGTGTAGCCCCTGACCAGCGCCGCCTTGATGACGGCGGTGTCCAGGTCGATCAGGCCGGTCATCAGGCCGGTGATCCCGTTCGGGAATGCGTTGTTCGCCATAGCTCACCTGCCTGCGAGGAGTTTGACGGAGCGGGGTGGACGGCCGTACTGCTTGCGCAGCGCTGCGGCCAGGAACGGCGACGCCTCAAGCTGGGCCGACAGCTTGTCGTAGGCCACCGAGTAGTCGTCGATCGCCTCACGGATCGCGCCCGTCGGGTTTCCGTACACCCCGGAAATCAGCCCCAGGACCGCGCCACGACCGAGCTGCAGCTTCTGGTGCCCGGACGGATAGCCGTGGGTGTAGACGACCGTGACGGTGCCCGGCTGGTCGTAGTAGTAGACGAGCGTCGACCGCCACCCGTCGGCCCGCCACAGCCGCGACTTGCTCAGCTGGGGCGTGTAGTCGGTGACCGCGGTCGCGCCGATCGTCACCGTCGTGACGGCGGTGACAGGACGTTCGGGCAGGTCGAGCCACGGCCCGCTGTCGCACTCATCGAGGTCGAGCACGAGTTCGTCGTCCTCCACCTCAACGATGCGCTGATTGACGCACGCCTGCACGACCGCGGTCCCGCACTCGACGAGCATCGTCGCCTTGTACGCATCCAGGTCGTCGCGTTCCAGGAGGGAGGCGAGGTCTTCCGGGCTGCACAGTTGGTCCGCCATCAGACCTCACCTCCCCGCTGGTCAGCGCTCGCCGACGTTGGCGATGCGCCGCTCGACGTCCTTGAGGTGCTCGCGCACCACGGCCGCCTGAGCGGCGTCGGTCTCCGGGGTGGGCAGGCCTGCCAGCACTCCGGCGACGGTGTAGTTCTCGTTCGGGGTCGGGTCGACCTCGATGCCGATCAGGCCGCGTTCGTTGATCCGGTCGACGGTCTCCTGCGTGGTGGCGACGCTCGGGGCGTCGACCTCAACGGCCTTCGCCTTCGCTGCCTTGCCTGCGGCGGTGTTCTCCGGGTGTTCCTTGCGCGGCATGCCGGCCTCCTTACACGTAGCTGTCGGCGATGGTGACCGACACCAGGCCGCCGGGGTCGGCGATGCCGGTGCCGACGTGGGTCGACTGCCACTGCAGGACGTCACCGGCGGCCACGACCAGGTCCGCGGCGGTGGACGACAGGGTGATCGTCTTCTCGTCGCTGGCGGTGGTGTTGACGCCGGAGTTGAACTGCAGGGTGGCGATCGCCGTGGTGCCGGCGCCGGACTGGCCCTTGTTGACCAGGGTCACCGACCGGGTGTTGGTGTTGGCGCCGGTGATCGCGGTGACGGTCGAGTACGTGACCGAGGTGACGACCCCGGCACGCTTGGCGATGAGGATGTTCGTGTTCAGGTCGCTGCCGGCGGTGGCCTGAGGCCCGACGATGGCCGTCTGCGCAACGCTGAAGGGGGAGGTCATGGTGTCTCCGATCAGGCGAGGTTGAGGCGGGCGACCGGGTACCGGCTGGCCTCGGTGGGCTGGTCGTTGTTGATCAGGTTTGCGACCTGCCAGCCCACGCGGAAGGTGAGGCGGATCGCGGTCATGTCCTGCTGGGCCAGGTTGTAGATGATCTGGCCGGTGTTGTCCTGGATGACGGCCTCGGTGAGGACCTTCATCGTGATGTCCTGCCGGACCCCGGCGACGAAGTTGGTCCAGTCGCCGACGAACAGGCGGGCCGCGCCCGAGCCGGTCGGCCACAGGCCGCGCATCGGGTAGACGATCGGGTTGCCGTCGATCTCGGACAGCTGGCCGTTGAGGCGGCCGGAGTCGAGCGCCTGGCCGGTGGAGTCGCGGGCCGCACGGAGCTGCGCACGGGCGGTACGGACCGCCACAACGCCGGTCGGGTCGTAACCGTCGGCCTCGATCAGTGCCACGGTCTCGTCGTAGTCACCGAAGAACCCGCCGGCGGTTGCCGCATTGCCCTCGGTGTTGGCGTTGCCCGCAGCGGTCGCGGCGGCCGCGATGTTCGTCGGCCAGGACGCAGGGGCGTTGGTGCCGAAGAACACGGCGGCGTCGAAGGTGCGGTAGAACGCCTCGACGAGGTACGGCATCATCTCGTCCCAGATGTTGACGTCCACGTCGGCCACGACGTTGTCCGGCACGGGGACGATCGCCGCGATCTCCTCCATGTTGATGTACTTGTTGGTCCAGTTGACCTCGGTGGTCTGCTTGAGGCCGGTGTCACCGGTCACGAAGTACGCGGTCGGCAGCGCCGACAGGACCGGGAACCGGACCTGGTTGCGGCCGACCGGCACCCGCCGGAACAGGCGCAGCACAGCGGAGTCGGCGGTCGCGATCCGGAGCATCTCCTTGGAGACCTCTTCGGGGATCAGCGCCGACGAATCGGTGCGGGACACCAGGTTGTTGTAGGCCACGGGAACCTCCTCGGTTCAGGGTTGTCGAGCAGCGGACCCCGCGGCCTGCCGGGTGCTGCGCCGGTTCAGCTCAGTCCGGCGGAGCGCCGGATGAGCGAGTTCATGTCGGTGGGCTTGCCTGCGGTGGTGCGGGCGCCGCCGTCGAAGTTGGTGGTGGCCGGTTCGCCGCCGAGCTTCTTCACCGCGGCTTCGATGGCCTTGGTGTTCGGTTCGCCGTCGTCTCCGACGAACTTGCTGAGGTCGGCGTATTCGAGGAAGCCGTCGAGGGTGGCCTTGTCGACCGTGCCTGCGGCTGCAGCACGCAGTTCGGCCTTGGCCAGTCGGCTGCCGGTGGCGGTCAGCGCTGCGGTTCGGCCGCGCGCCTCGGCTTCGGCGACGGCCTTCTCGGTCTCGGTCATCTGCGACTGCCGGAACTGGGCCAGTTCCTTGGCTGCTGTCGCGTTGGCCTTGGCCTGCCCCTCGTGCTTGCGCGCAAGGGCCTTCCACTTATCGGCTTCGGCCTGCCAGTCCGTGACTTCCGTGCCGGGAGTCTCGGTGGTGCCGTCGTCGTTCTCTTCAGACATTGCTGGCTCCCGTGTCGGGTTATGCCTGCTCCCGTGTCGGGGCAGGTGGTGCGGTTGGTTCGACCGGAACGTGCTCCGGGGTCTGGGTGTCGGGCTGGCGGATCAGCTCGACCGGGTAGTCCATGACCAGGCGCTGCGCGGCAAGGCGCGCTTCTTCGTCGGCGGTCACGGGATCTCCACAACGAGGTATCGCATGCCGTTCACGATGCCGCGGTCCTCGACGATGCGGGGACGCAGACCGCGCTGCAGCAGCAGTTCGGCCTGGTCGTGCAGCGCCGACAGTTCGATGGCGCCAGTGCCGCGGGCGACCCGGATTTCCATCACGCCGGCGGCCGCTCCGCCTGGGGCGGCGAAGTCGCGGGCAAGCTGGGTGCGGGTGCTGGTCGACATGTATGCGGCCTCGGCCCACTGGGCTCCGGCAAGGTTGCCGTCTGCGGCCGGGCCGAACACCCTGCGCACGTCGGCGACACCGCGGTACACGATGACGTCGGAGCGCAGCGGGGAGGCTGCCATGACCGCGTCCATGCGTTCGATGCGGCGGGTGACCTGCGGCAGCGGCTCGAACAGCGGGTTGCGCAGCTGCGAGTTGACGCCGGTGAAGCCGATACCGCGGTACTCGCGCAGCGCTTGCTGCCCGGCCCGCCACTGCTGGTCGGTGAGCCCGACCGGACGGCGGTTGCGGCCTCGGGTGACGGCGGCGCGTGCCTCGGCGAGCGCGTCGGCTTCACGTTTCGCGATCGGCTTGGCGCCGGACAGGATCGGCTTCTGGATGAGGTAGCCGTTGCGGTACAGCAGTTCCAGTGCCCGGTCGCGGTCGCCTGCGGCTTCCTTGTAGATCGACTCGGGCATGAGCCGTGCCTTGGCCGGGCCGCGCCTGACGGCGCCAAGCCGCTGACCGGCAAGGCCGCGGTGTGTGCCGCCGATCGTTGTGACCTTCAGTCCGCCTGCGGTCGACAGGCCGGCGCCCTTGGCGCGGACGTTGACGACCTGCGAGATGTCGGCGCCGTCGCGGATCGCCTGGGCGCCCGCCTTGGTGAACACCTTGTCCTGCTCCTTGCGGGACAAGGACGCGAACAGTTTGTCGGGGTCGGTGCGGATGTCGTCGCTGTGATCTTCACGGGACGGGATGTGGATGCAGTCGCAGCGGGGATGCCGGTCGAAGCCTGCATTCCAGCGGTAGAACTTGCCCGCCAGCACGATGCACCGCGAGCAGGTTCGTCCGACAACCATCCGGACGTAGCCCTCCACGGCAGGCCGGGCCACGAGCGAGGTGCCGACAGCGGTACGTCCCGCATCGGCGATCTGCGTGCGGACGATCATGTCGAGGCTGGTCAGGCCGACCGTCATCGCCCGGCCCGTGTCCGCGCCCGACTTGATCGCCGTCTTCGTCGCGATCACCGGCTCGTACAGCAGCCCAGCGAGGTCCCGGCCGTCGGAGGCGACACCAGCGAACCCTCTCGGATCGACGGTGGCGTCCGCGGTGGCGTCGATGCCCTGTGCGGTCAGCGTCCCAGACACGTACCGGTCCGCTGAGCTTGCCGACAGCAGCTGGATGCCACTGACGGTGTACAGCAGCCGCGACAGGATGGCTGCGAACGAGGCGTCGAGGTTCACCGGATCCATGCCGCGCCACAGCCGGGCCGCAGCACCTGCCGCACGCTGCCCGAGTGCGGCCTGCTGGCGGTAGTACGCCTGGGCGAGCCGCATCGGGTCCACGTCAGGCGCCTACCGGAGCGTCGTTCTGCTGACCGAGCGCCTTCGTGAACGCGCCGATAGGGTCCTGTGCGGCCTTGTCGGCGTTGAGTTTCTTCCACCGCGCGATCTCCGGCGGCGTGGCACCCCACCGCTCCCAGAGGACTTCCTCGGGCACGTTCAGGGTCGCCATCTTCGTCAGCGAATCGACCAGCTCGCCCTCGGTGCGGAACTCCGGGTTGCGCCAGATCGTCTCCATGGCCACATCCGAACCGCCCAGGCTGGCCGCCTTGCGGCCGAGACGCATCCCGCTTTCGAAGCCCTCGCCGGAGGTCCGGTTGCGCTGGCGGACCTTCGACACCAGACCTGACTCGGACGCCTTGAGCGTCTCGCCGTTGACGTTGCTCATCTCGCCGAGCAGGTACTGCGCAGGGGTCCGGGTCCGTGATGCGATGTCCTTGACATCCTCACGCTTGGCCGCGCTGTAGGGGTCAAGCGGTGCCGCATCCCACTGGCCGAACTTCGTCTCGGCGACGTCAGAGGTGACCATCCGGTCACGCCCGATATCGATCTTATTCTTGTTGCCGGCCGAGTCCTCATCCGGAACGGCCACGCCCCACTTCTGCGGGAACGCCCCGTAGTCCTGGGTCATCAACCGGTCGGCGAGCGTCTTGGCGATCCGGTCCTGAACCGGCCACACGTCGTGGATCTCCGACACCCCGCCAGTCAGCAGCCGCGGGTTGTTAGCGATCTCGACCAGCGGGACCTCACCCAGCGGGTTCGGCGCCGGCCACTTCTCGCCCTTGACCGTCCGCTGCTCCCAGCGCGGCGACATGCCAGGTGTCGGCTTCGGCGCCCGGAACTTGTACACCTCGGTAGGCAGGTACAGCGTCGCCATCAGGATACCGGTCCAGTCGTCGAGCCACATCTTCAGCCCCGCGGCACGCTCCTGCCGAGCTGTGCCCGGCGCGTACTCAACGATCGCCTGCGTCGGGTGCTCGGCGAACATCAGCGGCCGGGCGGGGTTGTTCGGATTCGGCGCGACCAGCATGTACGCCTGCCCGCCGATCGCCGCCTCCAGCAGGATCTGCGTCGAAGCGGCGTCGAAGTTGTTCGCCTGCCAGATGTCCCACGTCGGCTTGTCGGCCTTGACCTCCTCGCCGACCCGGAACCCCTCCACCGCCTGCCGCTCGACCATGGAGTCGATGACCAGACCCATGAAGTTCGACTTCGTCAGCTCCAGCAAGCGCTTGAACTCGTCGCGGGCCTGCTCGGGCAGCCAAGGTGCCTTGGGCGGCTCGCCACGGTAATAGGCGTCCATGCAGTCGAAGTTCTCGGCCTGCTTCAGCAGCGCGGTGTACAGCCGCTTGACCCACCACCACGGCGACTCGGGCACCTTCTCCAGGTCAAGGGGGGACGTCATGGCACCCCCTCGTCAGTAGCCGCGTACCGTCCCGGTCACGCGCGTGAGTTTCGGTCGGCCAGACCAGAGCCCGGCGGCGGTGACATCTCCTGCGGCCTCGTGGGCGAGGATCGAACTCATGACGACGTCGATCTTCTGGGCTTGGCTGGGCTTGCTCAGGACATAGCGGCCATTCATCCGCGCCTGCTTACGTGCGTTGCGCACGTGCACGGCAGCGATCGGGCACCCATCGTGGCGGAACGGAGAGTCGACTTTCGTGATGTCGGTCAGCAGCCGCTCGGCGGCAGCATGCATCTGCGTCGGCCGGTAGGTCGCGAACTGAAGAACACGCTTCTCGCCATACGTCTCAGCCCAGCCGTCGATCTCGGACTCCCAGTACGGCGGGTCGGCGTACATGCGGATCACGTCGAAGAACTCGAACAACTCAGCGACAGCGACGGCAACCTGACCCCGCGGCACCTGTCCGCCAAACTCAGCCGGGTTCCAGACCGCAGGGCGCTTGTCGGGCCCGTACGTCGGCGTGAACTGGTAGCCGTCGCGGGTTTCGGCCCTGAGCGCGGTCCAGTCGTCGATATCCGAGCCGTCGAACCCGACCACGATCGGCTCCCCGCGCACCAGGTCGCGTGGCTTCTTACGGTCGTCCCACTTGTCGCCGTCGCACCAGGCGCCGGCACCGTACACGATCATGTTGCCGAAGAAGCGCTGCGCCTGCGGCAGATCCCGCGCCGCCAGCTCGGCGGCCTCAGCCTCGATGCCGTCGAGGTCGATGTGGCCGCCGCGCGCCTTCACCGAGTCGCCGTACACCGCCCGGTGGATACGTCGCCGCTCCGCCTTGTTCGTGTACGACAGCCCCGGAGGGGCGTGCGTGAAGTCCCGGAGGATGTCCTCGGCGGGCGACTCGTACACCAGCTGCGCTACCGACATCTCCGACGGGTCCCAGCCGTTGGTCGTCAGCGCCGCGCGGCCACCCATGCCAGCCAGGCCCCGCCACTGCGTGTCGGCGACCTTCAGCATCTTGTTCGTCGCCGTCCACAGCCCGACCTCGTCCTGCGGCACGAACGTGACCCGCTGACCCAGCCGCGACTGCGCCGAAGCCGTAACCACATCGATGCGGCCGCCGCCGGGCAGTCGGATGAACTCCTCGCCCGTCTTCGGGATCAGCTCCGACAGCGGACCAAGGTCGATCATCGGTCGTAGCGCGTCGTAGATGTTGCCCGTCTGCTCCTCGGACATCGCCGTGATCTGGATCAGCGGTGTCGGCCAGCGGCGGCCCTTGGCCTCGCCGAGCTCGTACTCGTACACCCAGCGGCAGCCGCAGCCGTGATCGCGGCAGTCGTACACCTCGCCCAGTTCGGCCCAGCCGTCGAACAGCGCCGGGCCGACACCCTCACCGCAGATCTGCGCCGCAGTCAGCGGACCCTTGCCCCACTTCTGGGGACGCACCAGCAGCGAACGCCGGTATCGGAACGCCGTCGCCAACTGGCCCGGTTCGGCGGACGGCTTCAGCTCGTAGTGGTTGTCCAGGTAGCGCAGCTGCTCGTCATACAACCGGAACGCCTTACCCGCATCATCCCTGTCCGGGATGACACAGTGGGCCTCAATCCAGGACGTGAACAGCGGACCAAGGGACCGCCTAGCTGGCGGGCGAGGCATTATGCGCCATCTTCAGGCGATCACGTGCCGAGACGACCGCCGGTTCCGGCGTCTCCTTCTCCGCACGCTTTGCGGCCACCTCATCGGTGGCGATCTTCCAGCCGTTCTCCTTCAGCCCAGCCGGAGTCATGCCGATCTGGTCGGCCAGCCGCACCACGACGTTGCCGAGAGCGGCCGGCGCTTCGGGGTCCTCCATGCGCACCGACCAGCGAACCCACATCGCTACCGTGCGCCAACGCCACGGTTGCGAGATCCAGGCGCAAGCCTGCGGCGTCGCCCAAGCCTCTTCCCAGACGTCGGCCTCACGAGCCGTCTGGATCGGGAGCGGCCACTCCGGCACCTCGCCCTCGTAGCCCTCGGCGGGCAGCGCGGTCAGCGAGTAGCCGATCTTCGCCGACTTGAGCGAGTTCTCGTCCGGCTGGGGACCAGACCGGTTGCGGGCACCACCTCGGGCCATGCCGATCACCGCCCTTCAAACGTGACTCAGCGTGACCGTTCGGATGTCTGAACCCTGCGGACCGGCGAGAGCCC